CTTGTAAAGTAGCATCTATTTGTTTTTCTTTTAAACCTAATTCTTGTCCTTTAGTTTCTTTTAAAAAATCAAATTGTTCTTCTCTGAAGTTTTTAGCATCTTCATATCTCTTAAATTCATTTGCTCTTTTTAATCCTTGTGCAAATGCTTCACCCATACCTACAGGCATAGTAGAATATTTACTTGCTTCTAATAATCCTTGTGTCATACCTTGACCACTTGGAGATAAAACGTAATTTAATAAATTATCTCTAAAGTTAGGTGGGCTTTTTTGTGCTGATCTTCTGTTAGCCATACCCATTTGATTGTTCATAGCCATTTGTTGACCAAGTGAATTTGATCCACCTGTTCTATTTGGTGTTGGCATATTATTTAGTAATCCTTGTAATCTAAAATCATTCATTTGATTTGTTGTAAGAGGTTGATAGTTAACCATATTTCTTGGTGATCTAAAACCACCTTGAACCATTTGTCTGTATATGTCGTATTGATTAGCCATTAAAAGAACCCTCCGAGTAATCCGCCACCAACTGCACCAAGCATAGGATTAAAACCTTGAATACCACTTGCAATTTGTGAACCTGCCATTGCACCGCCAAGTAAACCTGCACCTGTGTTTCTAAATACAGGTTGAGTTTGTGATACAGTTTGTGCGTATGGAGAACCAATAGAAGCTAGATACTCTCTTAATTTAAACATTGGTTTTTGTTGTTCAAAGTCAAAGCGATTAATACTATCTTGTATCTTAGCCATTTCTTGACTTTCTCTTTGTTGACCAACTCCTGCCAATGCTTGTATGTCTTGGAAATCTGCTTGTGCTAGCTGTGGAGCAAGTTGTGTTGCCGCCATCATGTTTTGTCTTTCTGCTTGGAAGTTAGGTGCATACACTCTTGTCGCTAAGTCTCCTAACTCTTCTGCTAATACTCTTTGGTTTGCCGCACTGCCAAGTCTTCCTGCTTTACTAAATTGTGATTGTACTCCTGCTGTTACATCGCCTGCCATTTGATTGTACAAACCTTGTAAGAACGGATTAGATGTTGGAGATAAATAGTTACCTTGTAAAATATTATTTATTTCTGATTGTGCTGATCCTAATAATGGATTACCGCCTGTTGCTCTGGCAGTTGCAAGTTGTAATGCTGTTTCTGTTTCTGGTGAAAAATCTGCGTAAGTTTGGTTTGGAAAATAATTAGGTGTAGATGATTGAAACAAGTTTTGTGCTTGGTCAAAAGCCTCTGTTAAATATGGTCTTACAAATTCACTAGGCTCTGCACTAGTTGTTGTCGTTACATTACTTGGGTTACTGCCTTTACTCATAGTTCTTTACTCATTATGTATATTTTTTGTTTAAATCCTTTAAGTTTACGCAACCAACCTTTCCTGCCTGCTACTTCAATAGCTTGGCAATAATTATTAGTTGCAAAATCTTCTATTTTTTTTTGGATCGGTTCTAACCAATTATCCATATTACTTCCTCCTGCAAGGACGTATCGTAATATTCTTTTTCGAGGATACACTGCTACTTCTGTAACAACTGCACACTCAACACCATCTTCCCAACTTATAAAAAGTTGAAATCTGTTTTGTATTAAGCCATCTAAAATATCTCTAGTTCTATAATTATCATCTAAAGATTTTTTTAGTAATGGTTCTACATCTTGCCATATATGATGTAAGTCTTCTTTAGGTACTTGGGTAATCATTAGCCAATAACAACATAATCAAAATTCTGGTCTGCATTAGATGAACTTGCATGTGTTAGTGTAGCTGACCCGCTTACCTTTGCTGATACAAATAAATTTGCAAAAGCAGTTTTACCATTAGCTGTAGTTGGACTAAATAATATGACAGAGTTACCACCTATTCTTGCATCGGTTAAAGTTGTAGTTGTAGCTGATGCAGAAAGTGTAACTGTTCCTGTACTATTAAGTTTTCCATCAATAGTGTTATTAAGACTAGAAGAAACTAATCGTAAATGCACACTATTATCGGGCATTGATAAAGGCACTACGGGAAATTGGTTTTCAGCCATTATCTTTTACCCTCTGGTCTTGACTCAATGTCAACACCACTCATTGTATTAAAGTTACCACTGACAGAAACTCTAAGACGATGATACCTTGAAGTTGACCTTAACGGACAATCTCCACTGTCTCTTGTTGATACTGCACTGCCTGTGCTTATAGTATCTAATTGTGATGGTCTTGATATAGGTGTTACTGTAACACTTGTATTTGTTGATCCATCAACAATAGGTCTGCAATTTATAAGGGTTGATCTTCTACCCTCTGCTCCCTCAAATTCTGTTGTATCTACTGTTGCATTTAATGATGTTGCAAGAAATTTACCAAACTTTTTATTAGAATCAAAACCTGCTAGACCGACAATACCCTCTTTGTAAAAGTATGAGTCTAACGATTTAGGTAAGTTGTCTAAATCACCTAATACATCTAAACTTTCTAATGTTGTAAATGCTTCCTGCGATGCAGTAGAAATAAACTGTAAAGATACACCCGATCCTGTACTCCATTTATCTACAGCATAATTATAAATTAATAATTTATTATTTATATCTGATGTGCCTGTTGCACCCGATCCTCTATATGACCAAACTATTATACTATTGTTAGGGTCAACTGCTGATGTAATACCATCAAGATTAGAAGATAGATCGTCAAAGAAAAAATTATCTATACGACCATTGCCTATTGGTGTTAGTTGTTGTCCACCTGTTAATTTATAATATCCATCTTGTGATAAAAAGAATATCATATTACCAAATGATGCAACACTCTTAGGAGCAAATGCTCCTACGTTGTCGGAAATTTTAGAAAACGTAAATACTAATGGAGTACCTACATAATCCATTCTGTAAATAGCTTTTTCAAAAAAAACTATACCAAAACTTTCACCACCAACTATTGCTTGTAAGTTACCATGTGTACCAACAATATCTTGAAAGCCAGATTGTGTTGCTTGGCTTGGAGTCCATGTTGAACTGTCATTAATACCAGACCACTTAACTCTTTGATTGTACACAACACTAGATTCAGTAGTAAATCCTGCTACAACAAAATCTCTTATTACTGCTATGAATTTTGCTTTTAAAGAAACAAGATCACTAAAAGCACTATCAACACCCTCTTCAAATTTTTGTATATTATCTGCACCATTAGTTGCTATAATGTTTGATCCAAATTGTGTAAAAGCCCAAAAGTCTCTTGCGTTTTCTGTAGTAGAGTTATTATACCCACCTGATTTAGATTTATCTTGAAATACAAGTGAACTATCCATTTGATAAAGTTTACTTCTATCACCTGCGTAGTTTGTAGAACCACCACTTGAAAATGATGTAAATAATCCAACAGCAGGATTAGATAAACCTGTACCACTTAATGCTTGGAAACCAGATAAACTTTTGTAACCATCTTTTAATGGAATAACATTATCTACTTTTAATGCACCTGTGTTTTGATACGTTGGTAGATCAGCTTGTAAATCGCCAAACTTAATCATTTAGACCACCATTCTTGCAGACATCATTAAAGGTGTAGATGATGAGCCTTTCATTGCAGACTCATTAGCTTTGTTTACAGCTTCTTTGTATAATGAAGCCCATACATTTAATCTTTCGTCTTGCATTAAAAAAGGTGAAGATTCTGCTAGTGAACCATACAAATATAATTCTGGGAATGTTGTAAGTATATCGTTTGTTGTAACACTATCAGATAGTGTTGTAATTTCTTTGTAAAAATCAATTTGCAGTGTAACTGCTTGATCTGGTGCTACACCTAATTTAATTTTATCTCCAACTATTGTAAAAAATGATGGAGAGCCAGATGCAACACTACTATTATATTTTTTATAAAAATCATGGTTGCTTGTAAATGGTAGTGTAACAAAAGGATCACTTTGAAATATTACAGTAATCGCTTCTATGAAACCTGTGGGTAGTGAATAACTTTGTGTGCCAGATACAGTTGTAATAGATGTATCAGAGTTAATCATTTCTCTAACACGAAGTTCTCTATTTAATCTTTTTTCTGTTAAGGCAATAAAATCTGGTATGTTAGCAGTAAGATCATCACGATTGAGATATGTTGCTATTGTAGATTTTAAATTTGCGTAAGTATCTATTGCCATTATACATTTCCTTTATAAATCCTAAAGTGTCTATTATCTGGGTTGTTTAACCACTTTTTAAATCTGTCTTTGTCAATAATGCGACCTGCATTTGACATAATTCCTTGCTGTGCAAGTTGTTGAACAACAATTAGAGGTATTGATGCTACTTTATACATTTTAGCATCTTGCATACCACGAACTTTATATAGATCGTTTTTTGACTCTAATTGATTACGTTCTAATATTGGCTTAATATCTTGCACATCTTCAAAATGATATTTGTTTTCTGACTCGTCAATGTGCATTTTTGTTTTGATAACCGAGTCGCTATTTTTGTTATCAATCCAAAGTTTTTTACTCATTTATTTTTTTTTCTTTGCTCTTTTTTTCATACCTTTTTTCTTCTTTTTGCTACTAGCAAAAATAGGAGACTTTTTTTTGTTTACTCTTTTTTTCATTCCACGCATGATTAATCCTATATGTTTATGTGTTAAATAGGAGGGGCTATTCCCCTCCTAATCCTTTTCTACAAAAATTATGCAGTTAAGTTAAAAATACCAAAGTTAGCATTTGGTGATCTTGCAGTTAAAGTCCACTCAGCTAAGAGTAGTCTTTTCTCATTGTCACCAGATGATGCTAATTCTTTTGTTTGGAATGGTCTTAGGTAAGAAATTTCCCATTTGTCCATTTCCAAAATATCAACTCTGTTTGCGTTTTGATGTCTGTCTGGAACGAAACTTACTTCGCCAAAATCAGATACATAAACATCAACAGCACCGATAACAGTTCTGTCATCAGCATTTTTGTATAGAGTTGCTACACCAGAAAAAGCAGATGCTAATTGTTTGTGTGAAGCAGACATTAATACTACGTCTGGGTTTCCACCTAGTTCGTAACATTTTTTAAGTCCTGCTTTTAACAATGCTTCTGTGAAAGTTCTGTTAGAACCACCTGCAATAGCAGTTGCACCAGTACCTGCTGGTGAAGCTGATGGTGAACCACCTACAGAGAAATTACCTGCCGCACTTGATGTGCCTGCCTCGTTACCTCCGTACCAAGTTCCTACTGATGCTGATTCTCTAGCAGTGCCAGATGAACCAGATGCTTTTGCATTTTCAATACCAATGTTAGCATGTTCAATATCTCTTTTGAGTTCTTTACCCATTTTTGCTAATTGATAAGCTAGTTCGTCTCCTCTACCTGCGTTTGTTACCGCTTGGTCTGAGCCAGACACACCTACTGTTTTAGCTGAGATTTGTGTGTTGTTGTTTAGTCTTACAGTTGCCGCTCTACTTCCGAGTGCATAATCATCGCCCTCTTTTTGAGCATTTGTTCCAACTGCCGCTAGTCCGTCTGTTTGCCACTCATGTAAAGTTTGAGCCGCAGTACCGCTTGCCGCATTTGACATAAAAGGTGTTTCAGTTGGTGCTATGTTATAGATAACATCAGCTAAATCTTCTCTTATACCAACACGATCAAAGGTCTCTACTGTATTATTAGGTACAGCCATAGATTACTCCTTATTTGTTGAAGACCAAATCTTTCAGCACCGATTGTGCATCACGAATTGATCCTGTTTTTTTCAATCTCTTCATTCTGTTATTATGCTTTACTTCTTTTTCAGAACTTTCATTGACATTGGAAGCATTAGGACGAACAATCTTAGGAGGGTTGTTAACTTTTTTACCAGAGAGTTTGGTTTTCTTTAACTGATCGTATTTATAAGCATCAGCTAACATCAATACTGCACGATGATCTACCATCATTGCAAGTTCTTGATCTGAGTAACCATTTTCTTTTGCGTAAACTTTTAAATTATTAACAAACTGATCCCTCTTCTCTTTGTTTTTATAGATTGGTAATTTTTCTTCAAGTAACTGACGTTCTTTTGCAATATACTCGTCATAGACTTTTTGTTGCTCTAGTCGTTGTTCTTCTTGAATACGTTGTTGTTCAGCTTGTGCTTTTTGCAACAACTCTTTATTTCTGTCTGACTCTGCTTTTTTGCGTACATACTCAGCAGGGTCTTCTTGATAAAGTTGATCCCAATTTATATCCTCTTGTTTACTGCCTAACTGTTTAGAAAATTCATCTAATTGCTCTGCATAATGAGAACGAGAGTTTTTGACCGCTTCTAACTCTTTTGCTAAGTTTGATTGTAAGCCATCAATTTCTTTTCGCTTATCACTTAGCTCCATTGTTTTTTTAGTATAGTCTGATTCCCTAGAGTAGCCTTTCATTAGTTCATCGAGGGTAACTTGTTGTTTCTGTCCATTGACAGTAACTTCGTAAAGTGTCTCTTCACTAGTAGAAATAGCTTCTTCGTTATCTACTATGTCGTTAACATCTATATCGTCTGCTGTAAGTTCCGTGTTGTCTTCTACAAGATCACTTTCTTTACTTTCTGATACTTCTGTTTTTGGCTCTTCGCTCCTTGCAGTCTCGTTATTTAAAAGGGTGGCGAAAGCCTTTGCTGTTTCATCTGTTTTATAGGTTGGTTTTGAAACAGCAGATTCCTGTGCAGGTGTGTCTGCCATTGTAACTCCTTAGTTTAGATTATTTATCAATCTGCTTAGAAGCAAGCGTGCCTGTTTCCATTACAGATTTTAGTTGCACCAAAAGGACATTTAACATTTTTTTCATCATGTAAATTTTTTCTCGTCCCTCTGTGTCTCTTACAGGTGAATTAACCCATTCGTTGTCTAATTCACTTGAAACTTTTTGTACTGCTTCAACAAACATTTCATCTTCTAATATTTGTTTAGCTTTAATTCCTCGTTGTTTTTCTTTTTCTAAATCCACTAGAATCCTCTTCGTATTCCTCTTTCTCTATCTGCCAATGCTTGATTAATATTATCTGTTGCTTGTTGTATTGTTTGATTATTTACAACTACGTTTCCTCTTTGCATTTGATTATCAGATGTACCACCTCTGCCCGTTCCGTATGTTGTAGTTGTAGTATTTGTTGCTTCTGGGTTATTATAAACATTTGCTACTGGATCTTGTGGATCATTAGATTGAAAAGTGTACCCTGCTCCATCATCTTTTCGTGTGTAAGTATCACCAAACACATCTGTAACTGCACCACCTGTATTTTGTGGTAATGCACTTTCTATACCGCCTGTATTTGTATTAATGTTTTTATTACCAATATCAAATATTGGATTTTGGTTTTTATCAAAGTTGCCTGTGAAATATCCTCTCTTCATTAACTCTGTCATTATAAAGTCTTGTCTCATGTCATTTTGTTTACCAAAAGGTAATTGAAAATATAAAGGCATCATTCCGCCTTTCATTGTAACTTCTGTTCCTTTGCTTGGGAGATAACCTAATGCACTATTTTTTAAAAAACCATCTGTTAAATAATCTAATAATTCTTCATCACTTGCATTACGCATATCATCAATAGACATGTATTTTCTATCATCTTTAAAACCCTCTCCAGTTGTATTTTCATTATAAGAAGATTGTCCAAATTGTTCTATTGGTTGACATACTCCGTCAACTAACATGAAACCCTCTGGGCAAGGATCGTCTGGTGTTTGATTTGCTGAAAAATCTATTTGTGGATTAGGGTATAATGCTGATGGGTCTAGTGTGCCTGCATTTTCTTGTTCAGTTCGTAAGTCAAAAAAAGGATTACGAAATACTCCTGCACTATTTACATTTGGTGTTGGTGCATTGTTACCACTAATATAATCATCAATTATATTTTGTGCATTTTTCGTATCTCTAAATGGTGTAAATATACTCATTAATTAATTCCTTGCTCTATAATTTTACTTGCTAGTTTTTCTTTTTCTAAACTTTCTACGTTTTGATCTTTAATTATTTGTGCGGCTAGTCTTTGTTCATCAAGTTCTAATTTTCTATTTTTAATATCCATATCTGCCATTGCTTTTTGTCTTTGTAATTCAATTTGATCTCCTGCTAATTTAATTGCAGGGTCAGGCTGTTTGGGTTGTGGTGGTTGTGGTGGCACAGTTGCAGGATTAACAAAGAATTGACTTGCATCTTTGTAACCTGCGTTTTCTAAATATTTTTGTAGTGTGTTGTAAACATTTTGCGGGGTAACTAATGTTCCCATACCACCTGCTTGTATTAACTTTTCTTGTACGTTTAATACTTGTTGTAAAACTTGTAATCGTTGATCTTGGTTTCCTGTTCCAAGTCCTACTTGTACAGTAGCTTCGTATTTAGTTGACCACTCTCTAGGATTCATCGGTACAAACTGACCACGAAGACGTATAATTCTTTCTTGGTCTTGGTACTCACAAACAATCGCTAGTATATTTTTAAATATATCTTTTACACCCTCTGCAAAGTTTCTTGCTATCAACTCAACTCTTTGTGTTGAGGCTTGCATCATTTGATTTACAGATGTTGCTGTCGTATGTGATTTATTGATTGTGTCTGGGTTAAGTCCTAAGTTTTGTTTTGGTACACCAGATCGTTGTTCTTTTAATTCTTCTATTTTACCTAACATTGCTAAACCATCATTTAAGAAGTTAGGTGTTTGTAATGGTGTTACTGCGTTAGGATTTTTTACTCTAACTATACCACCTGCTCTGCTTGTCAGTAGATCATCTAGGTTTGCTTGTCCGTCAACAACTATCGTTCTAGCATTATTTTGGAAATACATATTGTCTAGTGTATTTCTAAGAATAGTTGTTTTAACTAATTGTAAGTCTGCAAGAAGATCATAAAATGATAATCCAAAAAAACGAAATGGCATTGGTATTGCACATACCATTGCAAAAGGTATAAGCGGTATTTCTTCGTTTTCTAAGATTACATAATTGTTATAACCACTACCACCTACTGTAATTTTTCTTAACTCTGCAATTCCGTCTCCGTCCATGTCCACTTTCATGTAACATTCAGTGATCTGTACAACCCTAAGTGCAGGGTCAATCATGCTTGCATCTAAATCAGTAGTTTCATCATCGTAACTTCTTCTTACAACAGCTTCGGTATTAAATATTTGCTCTTCACTTGCAGGAAGACTCTCTACCTGTTTTCTATCGTAGCCCATATCTATAAGTTCAGATACAGTTTTCATTACTCGCTGTGCAATGAAATCACAATCTTGTAATGATGTTGCTCTTTTGCTTACTAATACTTCTTCTGGTGGTACAGGGTCTATTTGCACTCTAGAATAATCTTCTACTCTTTTAACTTCTACATCATATACAGTTTGAGGCATACCCATCATATCCTCTTCTCTGCTATCAACACCAATAATTTCTACTTCGCTATCTATAAGCAATGCTTGGTATTCTGCTTCTGTTAAATTTTTATATGATTCTTTTTTCTGCTCTTTAGATGTTTTCCAATACACTTTACAAAAACCATTTTTTTGTAGCAGTGCTGTTTTAAACATGCTGTGCAGTATGCTAAATCCATTATTATCTTTTGTAAAAATGTGATTGCAATAATCAGATATTTGATCTGCGTAAGGAACGTCTTGCGGTTGTGTTGGATCAAAATTAACTATCTTGTCTTGTTGCGTAAACATTCGCATGAGGCTCGGGAGGATTGCCTCAACTACTTCAAGCAAATCTTGACTTACTACACTAGACCTACCCTCTGTTTCATTACCAAAAGGCTCGCCTAAATAATATTTTATTGCTTCTTTTCTTTGTGTTGCTAGTTCACTAGAATAAAACCCTAAAGAGTTTTGTACTTCCTGTGATATTAAAGATAATAATTTTGTCTTTGATAATTTTGCCATTAAATAATTCCTAGTTGCGGGTACTCAATTTCTGTACTCCATTCACTTGATTGATTTTTTCCTACTGCAAAGTACCTAAAACTATCGGCACTATGCGATGTCCAATCGTGGACGGGTCTGTTTTTTGCTTCACCTTTTTCTGTTGTAGCCCATCTGTATTGACGAAGTGCATCTAGTCCATCTTTGCACTTTTCATGGTCAAACCAACACCTACTTAGAATCATTCTAACTGCGTTGATACCATCTTCAATACTCAATTTAGGAACTATAGACGTTCTAAGTCCTAAACTTTGTGCTGTTTCTAGTCTTGATACACCTGTTCCTATTTCTCTCACATTTGCATCGTGAGGTAGGTAATGTGTATCGTAAATATATCCTTTGTCTTGGAGTGCGGAAGCATAGTATTCTAAACTCTCACCGCTATCTTCAAGATAGTCTATGATGTGAAAGGCACTACCTTTTTGTTGGACAAACCATATAGCAGTTTTATCTGCCATACCTAAATCCCAAAAGGTATTAACCTTTATACTTTCATCATAAGGTACTTTTGTTACCCTACCATCATCATCAGCCTTGTTTAAACCTCTTGCATATATTGATCCTATTGCAGAGGAGTCAAAACTACATTCAAATTCTGCCTCGTATATTTCTGGTGGCATTAAAGCCTTGGCTTCATTTAATTCTAGTTCTGATATAATTCCTGTATCACTAGCTTTAAATGTTTCTGCATACCAATCTTCTTGATGATTTGCATGATCGTACAAAGTCCAAAAAGCATTATGTCCTGCGGGAGTCCCTATTGCTATCATAAACCCCTCTCTATCAGATAGAGCAGGTCTAATTATTTCTGTCCAAAGTCTTGTCGGCATTTGAGCAACCTCGTCTAAGATTACTCCGTCCATATACAATCCTCTAAGACTATCTGGTCTTTCGCAACCAAGTAATTGTATTCTTCCACCATTAGGAAGATCAGCTCTTAATTCTGTTTCGTGATACTGCACATCTGGTAACACGCCTGTATATTCTTTCAGATAATCCCATGCAGTACGTTTTGCCATTTGGTATGTAGGGGCAATATAATAATATCTTGGTCTAGATAATCTGTTCTCTAAACACTTTTTAAGTATTTCATTAATACAAAGAACAGTTTTACCAAATCGTCTATGACATACTAGTACGTTAAATCGTTTTAATTTATTGTGTACGTCTATCTGGTGTTGTCTAGGCTTATACGGAATTGTTATCTTCATTATTCAAGATGTCTCTAATCCTAGCCACATCATTACCCTTAACTTGACCCTTACCCATACTTTCTGGGTATCTTGTTTTCTTCTGCATCATTTCAACAAGTTCTTTGAATGGGTCTTTCTTTTGTTTTTTAGGTTTTTTTTTGCTCATATTTAGCCCGTAGAGACGTTTTTAATCCTTATCTAATATAATGTGTCGTTTGTTGCCAATTTGTTCTTCTATAGACGTTTTTAAAGCCTTTAGGAAGTTTGTTTTGAGTTAAAATCAGTTCCCATGTTTATGTATAACAGTACATGGGGGTGGTCTGCTTGTGTTTTTGCCTGTATTTGCACAATATAGGCAGTGTTATTGCCTTGTTTTCTGTCATTATTTGTTATTTTGTACAGTTATTGTACAGTTTTACGTTTGTTTTTGTCTTTTTTTGTCTGTTTTAGGGCTTGTCTAGACCTTTTCTATAAGAAAATGATCTAAATATTATAATAATTTGTATTTAACCTTTACATCAAGCCAAATACTCACTTACTAAACTTATATAACTAATACTTATTGATCTATAATTGAACGTATTTCACTACTATTTGACATTAAAAAAGCCCTATGTTTAATTATAGGGCTTTGTGTGTAGTTTTATATGTTATTCTTCTTTGTTTAATATTGAGCCTGTAGCTTCTCTAAACTTTATTTCATCAAATTTTGGATTATCTTCTTGTAGGTAATCGCATAAATCATTCATGAAAGTACCTTTAGTTATAACCCAAGTAAAACCCCGTCTTAAATTTGCGGCTGTACCATTTTTTTTTATTAATTCAGCAAGTTTAATATAATCTTTTCTAGTCATTGTTTTACACCCCTTGTTAATAAGTAATGTTGTAAAGCAATAAAGATATAAAGTCAATAGATAAAATAAAAAAAGCCCTCTATTGATAAAGGGCTTTGTATATAGTTATATATTAAAATATAGAATAGTTACTGAATCCGTTAGCGTATACAATCCCATAAAGTAAACATACTTTTTTCCAAGATTCATTATCATTTAACACTGAACCTCTTACTTTTTTATGTGGACTATTCCAAGAATTAGGTTTTAAAATATTTCCATTAGTTGAATCTATAAAACAGTAGACGCTTCTTGTTTGTCCTCTGTTATCATTTTCAATAATTTTATAATATTTTTTACCTAGTTTACATGTAAAGGTAATATCTCTTTTTTGTCTGTAATTTTCATTAAGCCATGTAACAAGATCACACACTCTTTTGTCTATTTCATTAGTCATTGGTTTACACTCCATTTATTATTATAAATAAAGTTATAAACAAATAATGTTTTAATGTCAATAGATAAGAATAAAAAAAGGCTATGAATTAACATAGCCCCCTTTTATGTAATAATTTAATATGCTCTAAAATAATAATCTACTTTGTTTATTTCTATAGATGTATAATCGTATTTCATTTCACTTGCCCACTTTTCCCAATCTACACAATAAACTAATGGATTTGTATTAACTCTGTTTATATCCTCAATATAACCACAATCATAAGCAAATTCTTCACAATACTCTCTCCAATAATATTGAGATACAAAAGTTATACCATCTTCCCACTCTTCGCTATAGTCCTCAACATCTTTTTTTATTGCTGCTAATTGGTGAAGCTCTTCTTTTTCTTGATCTGTTAAATCGTTATTCTTTTCAAGCTCAACAATTCTTTCTTCTAAATCTCTACTATCTAAAGTATCTTGATCTAATTTCATTTTACACCCCATTTTTTTAATTAATATTTAACTGATACAATATATTAAAATAATGTCAATATATAACTTTACTTATTTATAATAATGTTGTAATGATTTACTAACAATTAAAGGAGTGTAAAACTATGAGTACAAGAAGTGAAATAGCTGTACAAGTAAAAAACAGTGAACACATAAAATCAATATATTGTCATAGTGATGGATATGTTGACTATAACGGGCGTATGCTACAAACTTATTATAATAGTTATGATCTTGCAATGTCTATTATTAATCAAAATGATTGTTCTATGTTAGATAAAACTATAACAGAAAGTCGTTTTTATAATTCTTGGAGGGACGAAGATACAAAACATAAAAATTTTGAAAGAGAATATTTTTTCATGGAAACTTTTAATCATGATATATTTGCTGAATACATCTATTTATTTAAAAATGATGAATGGCACGTATCAGAATTAAAATGGTTTAAAGATAATAAAGCCTATAATGAAAATATGGGCTATCATACTAAATTTATTCCTTTATCTTATGCTATTGCAAAACTTGATGTTAAAGTTGCAAATGATGAGATAGAAAAAATATTTGCTTAATTATTATTAGCCCTCTTTATTTAGAGGGCTTTTTTCTTTTATTTGTATTCATAGCCAATTCTATTAAATCTCTTATAGCTTGCGATCTATTAGGTATGTTTACTTGTTTTCTTCTAAATTCCTCTACAAAATTAAATGTATCATCATCTAGTTTTATTTGTATTGAATGTTCATAAGTCTTTGGTTTAGCCATTGCTTGCTTATAAAGAAATAATTTTTTATTACAAGTCTTTTTTATATTGACTTTACCTCATTACCTGTATATTACATTATTTATATTATGGAGTGTAAAATTATGAGTACAGAATTATTTATTATTATGTTGTTTGTAAATGTAATGATTTTTTTAACTGTTCAGTGGGTTAATATATGAGCAAAACAGAAATTATTTATAGAACTATGTTAGTTTATGCTAGTTATTATAATTTTAAATTTGATGTAACAACAACAGAAGATGTTATCAAACAAATGTTTTATGACTTAACATTGCTAGCAGAAGAATACGGAACAGATTTAAATTATGAAGATATTAATACAAATGCTGTTTTAAAAAAAATTTCCCCTACTCTAAATGAGTTAGAGTAAGGGATAGTGTCAATGGAGTGTAAAATCTATTGACATAATTGTTATATC